AAGCAGACTGCGGTGTTCCCTGCTGTTCAATATCACCCGGTGATTTATCCAGCTGAACCAACCCATTACCTAAATCTGTGTTCTTATACCGGTTCGGATACTGTACAACATGATCTTTCCAGTTCACGAGTTCTCTCATTCGCTCGTCACCTCCTTGATTTCTATCTGCACCACATATAAAAAGCCCTCCGAAACATCACTCAGATTAAGAGCTTCTGTTTTATCGAGCCAAAGATTGCCATTCTTATCATATAACTGAACTTGAGTAATTGTTCCTGACATGTCCTGTAATTCAATCATGAATGTAATTCGGACAATTCCAGTAGATAAAATCTCACAGGATGACAGTTCTACCGTGTACCAAGTAGAACCCACCTTGTATCGTGCATAAGACACTGTTCGTTTCGTATAGTTCCGGTATCCAGTGAGTGCTGCGCTTTGCAATAAGGCCATAGGCACCTCCTTGTCTACATTTTTTTATTTTACTTCATATGCTTTCAGTTCCACATAACGGAAATGTTGTATTCCAGCCATGGGCAGAGACTTCATTAACTAACCCGTTTTCATATTTAGCAAGTCCAATGTTAACTCCAGGGATTGTACCTGCAAGGTCAAATAAATGTTTCAAATACTCTCTCTTTGGGGATACCCCGACATAAACAGAGCACATACACCTAATCAGAAACGGAATGTGTGCCGGCATCAGCCTTCGGATTATTCTTTGAAGCATGGACAGTTCCACGTTTGAAGTGATAGTATTATCAAAATCGATTACCAGTGTTTCATCATCCCAAAAAACGTTTCCATTTTCATCCGAACAGGTATATTCTTTTACAATATTATGTATTAGCGATTTACTCATTTTTCCTGTTGCAGCCCAGAAAGTTGCTACAGTTCTTCTTCTCTCCTCTTCATTAGGAGAGTTATTGTATTCAATCTTCAGAAGCTTTTCAAACTTTTCTAATGTCTTAAGATCACATTGCATTGGAAACTGGTTATTCACAAGCATATTAAGAAAATGCTCCATGAGTTCCAATGTCCAAGCTGCAAATCTGTAATTCGCATCCATTTCTTTGAATTCTGCAAGCCAAGCTGGTCCCATTGTTACAAGCTGGTCATAATACGAATCATCAGAAGTCTTAAAGATTTCCATCAACCGTCACCTCCCCGAGTACAGGAACCTGATCTATAGAAAAAGGCAAATTGTCTGTCCCATCGTTTACCAACAAGTTTTCATGGTCAACAACTTCCTCCATATCCGTAATTATGGCGCTTATTCTGTTATATCTAACCCTTAATTCCGCACTGTAATCCTCAAGTGCCAGCTTGCTTATATAATCATCGAGCAATTCTACCAATGCAGATTTTATATCTTCATATGTAGCAGATGCGCTCTTAACAACTGATACTGACACATCAACAGTTATTTCTTCTGCCGCAACAACTGTAATGAACTGTCCTATAGGCGCAGCTCCTTCGCCCATCCCGCTTACTCCCGGATCCAGATATTCCTGCACTGCTTCCACTATACTGGCAGCTGGAGCTCGTCCATCAATCCCGGCAATAACAACCTTTACAGTCATTGGCCCGTTCCATAATGGAATCACCCTGGCACTTCCAACACCTTCAATAGCCTCACACCATGATCTAATCTGGGCTGAATTGGCATTTTCATCAGGACCAGCTATCTTATTAAGCAGCCGTACCCTTGCGAGATCATCATCCTCCGGATCTTCTGCCGGATCATATATTGCCCCGAGAGTGCAGCTTATTAGACCGTCAACATCTATTTCAGGAATAACCGGAGTTCCTTCTAAAAGATTGTTCATTTCTGTACCGGTTTCTTCAGACTCGATAATAACAATTAAATTGTCATCATCATCTCTTTCGACAGTCACTACATGAAACACATGTCCAGAGCATGTTAATTCATCTCCTACTTCAGGAACGGCGCCATTATAAATACAATAATACCTTGCAGAAGTAGCATCAGGAGGGTTACGCTGCATACCTCGTTCAAGCATTTTCTCATCAAGTACATATCCAGTGCATGTCGCAATTCCGATAATTTCAGCAACAGCTCGTAAATCATCAAAAAAATCCGCTGTACGGCGGATATGTCCTTCTGCAGAATCTCTATACAAACTGCCCTGTCTGGTATCTACTCCAAGATCAGTTCCCATTTGAATAGCCATTTCTCTCAGATAATCTTCAGTTATTTCATCAAGCCCCAGATCTTCAATATTTTTGTAATCACTCATTCGCTATCACCCCCTCAATCAACTGATCGCCATATATCGTATAAACAATACATTGAATAGATACACTGTCACTGTTTAACATCTCATATTGCACATTTCCAACGCCGATCACAGTTTCATCAGGAAGAAGCATATCTTCAAGCATTACCGGAATATCAGAATCGAGATAATTTTTTGTAAGGGAAGTATTCCCAATTTTATTCAATATGTCACAACCATACTGATCATCATATATCTTATAAGCAAACCGTCGTGTCCGCATGGCTTTCAATATAGCTTGTTTTGCAGCATCTTCATTGTCTACCATCCCTATAATGCGTTTCTTTTCAAAATCCATTTTATACGTCCGGTGAATCTGGTTCATTTCTGACAGATCATCCGCTTCAAATGGATTATTAACTATTTCTTCTGCCATAATTCACCCCTTATACTTTATCCAGTAAATAGTAAATCTTATTATTACTTACAGACAGCATATACCATTCTTCATTTGCCTTAGGACTTTTTCCGGAAGGTATAGTTAATGAAGCTTTTGAAAGCTGAACACCGATATCATCCTTCAAAATGATTTTTATTGGATCAACAGTTATTACTACTCCAATCACTATTTTGGGCATTGATGTATTTGCGATCTGCTGTATTAACTGTTTCAAACTTGTATTACGCATCTATTTTACCCGCTTTCTATGCTAATTCATCTACAGGAACCCAGCCAAAAACAGTTGTGCTTTTCGGATCCTTTGTCGCAATTAATACGGTATTATTATGAGCATCTACTTTTAGGACCTGTGCGGTACCTGCTTCTGCATTTTTATTCGAGATCTTCCCGCCGGCCGAAGACTCTGTGGTGTAACCACCTTTAAATTGCACTTCACTTCCAACTTCATAATCTCTGGCTTTCTTTGTTTTAATATATATTGATTCATCTGAGGATGAGGAACCGCCTCCAGAAGATGACCCTGATCCCGAAGAGCTGCTTTCATCTTTAACTGCATAAAGATTAGTAATAGAAGCAGCCGTCTTGGCATAATCAAGCGTTACGGTCATAGTATGGCCACCTTTTTCCCAAACATGAGTATCTTCCTCTACATACATAATGCGTTTTGTGTCTATATTTGGAAGATTGGCAAACACACATCCACCAGATTTAACAGTAGAATCTCCTAATGCCCATATTTTCAAGGATTCATCAGCAATACCTTTTTCTGTTTCAAAAACTGTAATTCTCTGGGTTACTTCAGTATCGGTTATCTTACTATCTACAGTTTCCACATCCTGAAATTGACCTATATTGGCTTCAAGAGCAGGAACGGTAGTATAGCTTTTCAACTGACCTCCCTGTGTTACCATTTTCAGCCTGGTTCTGGTATTCTCAATGCTTCTGTTATGAGTATAATTGGAAACATTGGTCTTCAGCTCAAAAATCGGCATATTTGCCTGATTTATACGTTTTATAAGGTTAACTTTTCCTTTATCGGCCTGAACATAATACCTGGTCCCTGTTGCCTTGAATGTCTTGCTTAATGAATCTTCTATTACATCCCAGTATGTTGTTGCAGACTTCACAAGTTCTCCGATTACATGTTCAGTATTAGCTACAGATCCTATGGCAAGCCCTAATCTGTTACAGCAATCTACAAAGATCTGGTCTGCCCTGAATTGTCTATATGAGAAGCTGTCTTTATTATTTGTAAATCTTACACAGACATCATAGCATTTTAAGGTTAAAGTTCTTGATTGCCCTCGCCGTTCTTCCCGCATCAATAATCCCTGAAATAATTCTTTTCCGTTTTCGCTGAATGTTACTGTCTGGCCTTCAACGCAATTTGCAGGAACTCGTTCTAAAAGTTGTTCACTGTCAGTCACAAGAAGATCAAGCGACCGAGGTGCTGATGTTCGCCGGCCTCCCCATGTTATCTTTTGCGCGAGTTTAGAAATATCCCAGAATGTAGTTCCTTTTCCAATCATCAGGGTGACATTATTCATTATTTATATCATCTCCTCCCTGATTATCCTAATTTATGCGCAGAAGATGCTAAAATATAGCCCCATTTGTTTTTGTAATAGATGTGCAGATACTTATCCTCAAAACTTTTTGCAGATCTGTTACGAACTACACCCCGGGAGCTGCTGTCCTCTTTTTCAACAGTTTTATCATCTGATGCAACTATTGTATTCTTTTTCAAGGTTCGTATTACTTTCCCATATGGTTCTTTATACATTCTTGCACCATGCAAAATAAGATAATTCGATGCAACAGCTACATTGTTAATACGGTTTTGTACTGATGCTTTAATAACGACTGATTTTTTCTTTACAGTAGTATTCTGCACAACTCGCTTTTGATACTTTCTTACTGTTGGAGAGCGGTGTTCTTTAAGTTCGACAGTATAATAAATGGTCCCCGGATCACCGCCCTGCTCCTTTGCAGTATATGATGTGATATCAGCATAGATATTTAAAGCTCCCGGAGCATCTGTATAAACAAAATGACATGGTTTGTCCGCATTTAAAAGAGCCTTCATCCAGTTATGCCAATCTTTTGCTGATCTGAATTCTGCCTGAGAACAATCACAATAATACTGCCCATAGGCATTCGGAAAAAATGAAGAAAACTTTATTGCAAGCGCGTCTCTTTTTCCTTTATGAAGAATCTCACCAAATCTATCAATAGTGACGGAGGATGTTTCCCCCGTCACTTTAATCTGCAGCTCCTCCGGAAGTACCGGGAGCACATAAACTTTCTTATCATTATCGTAATTGAAATACATCCTGCTAGTACTCATATGATCCCACTCCTTCCGTCAGTATTTCCTGTTGAATTATTGATATAACTGCATCACGGATATTTTCCATAATGATATCCACAACGTCATCTTCTGACATATTTGATCTGATCGTCATAGCTCCACTTCCGTTAATATTCAGGTTAATATCACGACTGCCTGATGATTCAGATCTTCCGTTATTTCCTCCCAGATCTCCTTCAGGAGCCGTTTGTATCGGTACATCAAATGCACCAAGCATATTTCCTGCATCGCGCCACATGTCAAAACTCTCGTCAGATCCATTGATCGGTATTATGTACTCAGGTCCATCTTCAGCAACTATACCAAGATGTTCATTTTCAAAATATCCACCAAGTGCATGCAGTGATGCTGTGATTGTTGACGATCCCGTTGCTCCTCCACTAAATTCTACTGTTTTTGATGGATTTGCCAGCGAATAATCAACTGTGAGCTGTGCTACTACATTTCCGTATACATAAAAGGTTTCATTAAAAGCTGATTCCAACGCTGAACCCACTGCCGAATACACGGCTGCCACATTATCTGTTTCCGTCAACTTAATGTTTGTTGATCCAGACTTTTCAAATGTCACTCCAAAAGCTGTTGTCAAATGATCACCGACCGATTTATACATCGCTACTGTATTGTCTGTCTCAGTCAGAGTGACTTCAACGCTGCCATCTACTGGAAATGGCGTGTCAAACGCCGTCTCCAGATTTGTTCCTACAGTTTTATAGACCTCATCAGAATCGTCCGTGATGTTCGTATAACTTACATGTGCTGAGGCTGTTGTTGACACTGTGCTTATTTCCTGTGTGTTTTCATCATTCCATCCAAATGCCGATAGGATATTTCCCGCAACGATTTCTACATTCTGCTGGATCTTCTGGATAAACGATACCGTATTCTCATAGGCAGCCAACTGAGCATTGACCGCTGCATCTTCAGCGGCTTTTCCTACTTTTCCTGACATATCGTCATCTGCACCTGATATTTCAGCAGTTTGGCTTACATCCTGTGTGTATTCCGCAGGCGTACTGTCAGCTGCAACCTGAGCTTCTTCTGCAGCATCCTCAGCTGCCTGTCCAACCTGACCAGCGATATCAGCGTTTTCATCTGTCACAACCTCAGGTATATATATTATCTGGCCAGTGAGTATTAAATTCGGATCTGTAATCTGAGGATTAGCACCAATCAATTCATCAAGCGCAATTCCAGCCTTTTCTGCGATGGTCGTAAGAGTATCCCCAGACTGAACCTTGTATTCTGCCAATATAGCTACAGTAGTACCATTACTTATTTCAATAGCATTTCCTGTAGCCTCCAACCCTTCAATATGGGCAGCTGCTTCATTTATATCAAAATCTTTTAAGCTGATTCTGGTATTTTCAGCGTTTATATCAATACCAATTTCTTCCAGGTACCCGGAGATGCTTTGTCCAACTTCGTTCAGTAATTCTTCAACTCTCGCGGCATCCACTTCAGGATCATATGTCATGATCTCACTCAGCATTCCTGAAAAATCTATATCCGCAGTATTTTTAGTAATCCATAACGCTTCATCAATAGCCGCCATAAAAGCTTCAGGAAGCGAGTTTCTTAATGAATCATCATCAGCAATAGCCTGAACGAATTCAATTCCAAGATCATCAATCAGGCCTTTTGCCATCATATAGAATGAGGCCCCTGTGTCACCTACTGAAGCACCTACCTCCATTGCACTTTCAAACTCTTTTGTAAATTCAGTACTCACTTTCTGCCCCAGTTCCTTAGCCCTGTTAATAGTTGTTTCCATACCTGACACTTCTGGTATCATAGCCTCCCACATCTTGTTTACTGCGTCTCTTGTGGCTGAATCACTAAACACCCCTTGGTATGCATCCAGGTATTCGTTGTAAATGTTCGACACAAGGTCAGAAATGTTTCCTGAAGCAAATACACTTTCAAAATCCTTTGATACATCTTTTACTACTTCGCTGCTACCGAGTCCGTCGATGGCAGCTTGGATTTCATCTTGATAAGCATCCCTTACAGTTTGATTAATATAGGACATTTCTCTGGCAAATGTATTTGACTGTTTCTGTATATAACTGCCCATAATAACTTCCATCCATTCATCATACTGACCGTCCTGAAAATTCCCGTTATCATTCCAACGGTTCATTTTCGCAAGCAGTTCTGTGTATGCTGTGTCAAGTGATTCCATTGCAGTAGTTCTTTGCTGAGTCATTTCAGTTATAAGCCCTAAAAAGCTATCCGAATCAAGATCGATGCCAGACCATTTCAGTTCTATCATCTGCCATTCAGCTTCAGCCTGAGCTGCCTGCCAGCCGGAAATGATGTTATTTATTTTTTGCTGCAAAATATTTATTGCAGCCTGCTCATCCACATCAATAATTCCATCCTTCAATGCATTATCGACCAATCTGGTTAATGATGATGATAATCCTTCCAGCTCAATCTGATCATCTGCAGCCCATTGCTGTACCTGGTCAATCATCTTCTGTCCAACTTCTCCACCAACAACGCTGTCGATAAGCTGCTGTGATCCAAGTGACTGATCCTTCAAGATTTGAAGCTGCTCATCTACCCAGGTGCTTATGGATGTTTTGAACTCTTCCTGCATTTCAGGAGAAAGCTTGACATACACTTTATCATCATAATTATGTTTCCGAACAAAACCGGTTTCATCACCAGATGGAAGATTATCTTCGGTAAAGTTCCACAAAACAGTTGCGAAACTTTGCTGTTGTTCAGGATCAAGGTCCACCATTATCTTCTGCATATATCCTTCAATAGTCTGGGGATCTTCACCTGCAAGAGATTCTTCTACCAATCCGACTACATTAGCTACAAAATTGCCATAATCAGGATTATCAGGAGTAACACCTAAAGATACCGCAACATTACCGGCATAACTCCATAGCGACGCCGCTGCAGTATCTGTCGCATTAGACTCAGGCAATGCATCCTCAACTAAACCAATGATATAGTTTACAAAACTATCGTATTCATCAGATCCCGGATTTACGCCAAGTGCCACAGCAACATTTCCGGCAAATTCACCAACTTTTCGCTGCGCATTTTCATCACCGCCTAGCGCAAGGATCTCTTCGCTTACAAGAGATGTCAAATACGTTTCCCAAGCGTCATAGTTCGGATCTCCGGGAACAATGCCCAGATCTGCGGCTATTTTTCCGGAATATTTCTGCAATGATTCGACTCCTTCGCCTCCGGTTTGAGCCAATTCTATAGCAGCATTAACTGTATCCATCAGTTTATTTGCAATATCAGCTTCCGGGGTATCACTTTCCATATCAATCAGAATATGCGGATCAAATGATAGATCATTATTAGTTTCATAATAATCAAATGCGCTCCCAAGTGTAGTTAGGAATCCTTCTATCTGTTCCGCTGCCTGTCTATCACTTTCAGCAGTGATCATTGTATATATCTGAGCTTCCCACAGGATCTCTTTTTGCTTCTGTAATTCCTGTTCAGCCTGCTCCTGAAGCTGTTCAGCATTGTTTATATGTTCAAGGCCAAGATTAATATTAACGGCCCAATCTAAATCAAGGATGCGTCCAGCCAGGGCGCCAATCTGAGCTTCATTTAAAGAAATATCCCCAAAATGAGCTTCTAAGTTTGCCTGTGCCATCGCCTCGTTATACTGATCCACTGCCGCCTTTATTGCAATAATAGCTCCGATAATCAATCCGGCAGCTGCAATTATCGGATGATTCATTACCGCGGTTCCGAGGGTCTTAAGAGATGATCCAATCCCGGAAATGATGTTTCCTATTCCTGAAGCTGCTTTAAATGTCAAAAGACCGGCACCAATAGCAGTCAATGCAGTACCCACAGTCTTAGGATTCTTGAGCAGCCATTCAAACGCCGGCTTCAGAGCATTTCCAATTTTAGTAATTGTATCAGTAACTCCCCCGATTGCTTCCGGTACCCAATCAGTAAGTGCAGGGATCACTGTGCTTGTAACATACTGCACGCCATCTCTTAGACTTCCTTCCATTCCCTCGAATACCTGCAGCTGCATTTCTTCAAAAGCAGAATTCATCTGGGCCAGATCACCTTTCAGGTTATCATTCATAATCTCTGAAGCTTTAGAGGCGGCTCCGGTAGCATTTCTGAGTTCTTCCTCATACCTTGCTATATTATCAATTCCTTCCGTGAAGATCTGGTTAATGCCTTTTATTGAATCAGACGTAAACACAGATGAAAGGACCTGTGCTCTTTCCGCAGATCCAAGATTCATTTTATCCAGGGCTTCGTCCATGTCATACAGAATATCTGTCAAGTCACGGAAGTTACCCATTTCATCTTTAAGATCGATATTATAGTCCCCAACAGCTAATTTACCGGTTAGATCCATGGAGTTGGTCAGATCCCTCATCATTGCAGCCAGCTGAGTACCTGCACGGGCTCCTTTTGTACCTTGGTTGGACATAGCCTCAATCAATGCTGTTGTGGTCTCAAAATCCTGCCCGGCAGCATGCATATTCGCCGCCGAATTCAAGAATGCATCACCGAGCTGCGACACAGAAGTGTTGCTTTTCATCTGCGCATATGCCATTGCGTCAGCAAAATATCCTGACTGGTCGGCAGCAAGACCAAATGCGCTAAGATAGTCTGTTACCATATCTGAAGCTTCACCCAGCCCCATACCTGATGCAGCCGCCAAATCCAGAACGCCTCCTAATGCGCTTGCACTCTGTGTGGCATCCCAGCCGGCAAGAGACATGTATTTCAACGCCTCCGCAGATTCCGATGCAGAAAACACTGTTGTGGCTCCATATTCCCTTGCAGTATTTTCCAACATCTGAAATTCCGATCCGGTTGCTCCGGAAATAGCCGCTACCTCCGACATTACAGCAGTATAGTCAGTACCAAGGCTGATGGAACTGTCCACAAAATCCTTAACACCTTTCGCGATTGCTGCTGCGCCTATTGCTGCTGCCATTTTCTTTAATGCATCTTCCAGATTAAGAGCCTTCCCCGTGGCCTCCTCCATTTCATCACCGGCAGCCCCTGCATCTTTTTCAAGATCATCAAGTCCGTTGTTCCTGCCTATATCATCCACAGCCTCTCCCAGATCCTCTGCATTTCCTGATGCTTCATCGAGTGCCTTACCTGCATCCTTGGTCGATGATTCAAACTCATCTGCACCCCTTATAGCCGTCTGAAAACCCCTGTTCCATTCATCACCGAAACTGTCATCAACATCATCAAACATATTGTTGATTTTCTCCCCCAGTGTT